GAAGCTTGTGCCGTATTCTACAACCAGGTCGAAACCGCCTTGGATGTCTGCGCCTTGCAAGTCCACGGTCTCGAATGCTCTTTCCTTGCCGAGCACTTTGATAGTCTTGGGAGTCTTCCAGTGTTCCCGGACAACTGAAAGAAAGTCCTTGTAAACTGCCTCGACAAATCCGACGTATTTGTTAAACAGACGCCGGCGAATCATGTTCGACTGCTCGACAGCGTACTGCATCGAGAAGCCAGAAGTCTCACGGGATTGCTGACCCATCAGTGCTTCGGTGATTCCCATGATATCGTCTAGGTTTTGCTTCATGCGGTCGCGAATGTTTGGTAGTGCAGCCGGCATCGGCATGGGTTCCATAAAGCTCGGCGGGATAGCGCCGGTGAATTTGATAATGTCCCAGGGAGAGTTTGTGATAGAACCTTTGGCCACCTCTGCCGATTCAGGCATAATCAGTCTGGCTACGCCGTGAGCTGCTAGGATATCTAGCATGACGTTGTCGAGCCGGTTGATAACATCCTGTAGGGCTGCAGCGTAGGCGACTACAGACTTGCCCCAGTAAGTACCTGGCACGTCGATGTCTGTCAGGATATGGTAGGGAAGCTTAGCGTAGGGAGCGCCTTGCCTGCCGTCCTTAGCTACTGTGTGGAAGCGGTGCGGGGATACGCTGAGCTCGGTTAGGAGGCAGCCGTCCTCGAGGCACCACGCATAGCGGCCTTGCATGCCGTTCTCTGGCGTGCCTGTCTCCCAGTACTGATAGACACGAACGATGTCGTAGTAGTGCTTGTTGCCGATGGCCGAGCGGGAGGCCGGCATGTTTGCTGTCTCGTCTGCTGTTCTGAGACGATACTTTTCCATCTCTTTCATTTTGTCTGGGAAGAGTCTGCATGCGGTTTCATAGCGCATCGGGATTTCTTCAAAGACAAAGCGGACTTCGTCCCAGGTGTGCGCATCTGGGTCTGGATAGATAGACCATACGGATGGAACGGTATAGGAGAAGTCGCCTTCGGTCTTGACCGCATTGGTCTGCTCGTTGTAGTCGACAATCTCGCCCTTGTCAGGGTCCATGACTGTCTTGCCGAAGCCGTTGCCGTAAATGAGTGTATTGAGATTGACGCGGTCTTGGGTCTCTTGCATCTTATATTGACGGATACCAAAGCGTACGAGTTTATCTGCAGCGTCTGCTCTGCGGCGGTCGTCACGGTCTGAAGTCAGAGGGCGTGGTACGACCGTCGGAGGGTTGGCAGACATCTGTGAGTGGAAGAAGCGAATGTTCTTCATGACGTAGTTGGCTGCAATGTTGGACGCGGAGGAGTCAACTGGGGCTAGGCCTAGCTCGGAGACGGACTCGAACGAAAGATTGACGTCGCCGCCTGTGAAAAACTCCTCGAAACGGGAGGCAAAGACTGCACGTTCGTTCTGTTCCCACTGCGCTTCTTCTTTGCGACGAGCCATCTTGGCGAACTCGAGTCGCTTCTTTAGTTCTTGCTCTGCTTTTTCCTTGGAGTCCCAGAGGTCGAGAATCATTGGTTACCCCTTCTTCTTTTGCTTCCGTACTTTACCCGGAAAACGAATAAGAAGCAACTTAATCAAACTTTGTTTTTCTTCGCTTTTGGAAGTAGTCTTGTTGGAGTTGTTGTACTCTTTCTCTTGTGAGTCCGACCCAGTCTCCCGCATAGTCTGTGACCTTTCCTTTTTTCTGCATTCCTGGCACCCGCATCCATTCTTTCCGTACATGAAACCTCCTAGTGCCTCGGGCTACATTTAGTACATTGTTGTAGTCTTGCAGGGCTTGGGCTACACGGCGCATTTGTGCTATGCGTCGGGATGTCCAGATAGAAAGTCCTGCGAAGACCATAAGCTGCAGAAGAAAGAGTATAACGAAAGTTACCAGCGAGTCCATGGTCTCCCCCATGCAGAGCGTTTGATTTTTGTCTGAGTCTGTGCCTTGCTGTTCTTTTGTTGGTTATATTCGCGGATTTGCTGGTCCCAGGTCTTCTTGTGGTCGACGACGTTTCCTTCGTATTTCGGACGGTTGTCTACGAAGTAGTTGAGCGCGTCGCAGAGGTGGTAGTTGTGTGCATGGGCAATTTTGGTTGGATTGACCTCAGACCACTGGGCTGACTGTAGCTCGTCCTGCAGGTCCGAGCACCACTCGGCCACGAAGAGATTGACGCCGAGGGCTTGGTTTGTGGCACTAATCATGTCGAGCTTGCGGTCTGACTTCTTGTAGACGCCCATGTAGCTGATGCCCTGCGCGGCCGCGAGCTGCATGTACCAGGTAGCTGCTGTGTCGTAGATACGCCGTACGATGTTGAGGCCTGCAGTGCGCCGCATGACCTCGTTGATAGTCTCGTTGGGGTTCTTGGAACGGAGGTAGTCTGCCCGGATGACATACCAATGGCCTGTCGCAGGGTCCTCGGCTGCCACGATGAGGCCGTGCTCGGAGGCGGCTGCAGGGTCTGAAGACTCTACATGACGCCAGGCTGGGCTGTAGCCGACGGGGTTACGGATAATGCTAGGCCGGAAGTTGTAGACCCCTCTGTCGCCGACCAGCCAGTCGCCGTGGAGGATGGTGTTCATCATTGCCTCGCCCATAACCCTGGCTGTCTCGAGCTGGACTTGCTTTTCTTCGTCGTCGATGGCTGGGTTGTCGAGCATGTTGATACGGATGGTCATGGCTAGCTCGGGCGGAAGCGAGTCCAGGAACTGTTTGACTTCGGGATTGGGTATCTTGGGGGTGAAGGTCAGGAGCATAGGCCCTTTATTGACGAGAATACGCTTAGAGGTTTCCTCGATAATACGAGAAGACGCAGGGAGCTCGTCACACCAAGCGGCATGGCCTGTGAAGGACTGCACGGCCTGCTGAGCCTGGTTAGTGTTGTGGTGAGAGAAGTAGAGGATTGTGTTGCCGTTGTGCTTGTTGATGACTTTCTGCAACGCGCCGCCTTGACGGATTTCCCGGATAGAGTCTGGCTCGTGGATGTGGCGGATGATTCGTTGGTGCAGAGACTCTTCGACCTGCTTTGAAGTACGGCCGAGAATGTAGAATTGCAGAGAGTCGTGCCAGTGGTCGGGTCGCTTCCAGCTTACGCCGTCTTCGCGGAACATTGTAGCGAAAGCCTTAGCGCCGGTGGAGGATTTTCCCGACTGATTTCCTGCTCTTACGACGATGTACCGTCTCTTGCGTTGCAGGACGGCGTCGATGATTTCCTGTTGAGCGTCGGTCGGCTTGGAGCCTGGCCGGGTCGGGTCGAAGGCTTCGAGGAGTTCTTTGGTTTTGAGTTGCTCAGCAGCGGCTGCGAGCTGCCGAAGCAGGGCGTCGCGGCTCATTCGAGAGGGGCTTTCTTCTTGCGACGCGGGCCTTTGGTCAGAGCCTTATGCAGCGCCTCTGTGGCGACTAGCTCTGCGTCGCCGATGCTTCGCACATCCACGGCGTCCAAGGATAGGATTTTACGTTTGTCGATATAGAAGTAATACGCCGTGACAGAGCCGTCTTCGGTGTAGACTGCTTCCCAGGTTTCAGCGGGGATGACAACCGAGATACCGGTAGTCAGTAGTACGGAGTACTGATGCCTGACTTTATTTATGGACTTAATCGGTAGTGGCTGCATCGTCTGACTCCTCTAAAGCTTCGGGGAGAATAGCAGGTTTTTCTTCCTCAAGCAATGGTCTAATCAGATGAGCATTTTGTTTCAAGAACCCACGCAACTGGTTGATATCCATATTGTCGAACTTGGTATTGGTCTTCTGTGCTTGCTCCTGCGCCTCAAAGGCCAGTAGAGTTTTCAAGATGTTAACTTTGGCCGAGGAGGCACGGGGGTCTGGGTCGTCCAGGATTTGGACGGCCGCTTCCAAAGCTTTGTCTGTAAGGAACTTGATTTTCTGTCTAGATTCTTCCTTGTTTATAAACCAGGCTCGGAAGCCCGGCTGATTCCACCAAGTCCTAAGCGCAGGGATGCCGGTCAGGGAGATGGCCCGGTCTACGGTCAGGCTCTTGAGGTCGAAGAGCATGGTCTCAGGGTCAGCCAGGAACGCCAGCAAGGCGGCTTTGGCTTTGCGCTGTGACTCTGTCGGACGAAAGGTGTCGGCTATGAGTTTGCCAATGACGTTTTCTTCTGTCTGGCTTTCCGGACCTGGATGTCCTGAATCGCGCTCGAATACCGGTTTCTTTCGTTCCATAGTGGCTCCTCGAGTTGAAAGAGGACAGTGCCTCTAATGCGGGTTAGTTGATTGATGACGCCTCGCTGCTGCAGCATGACAAGGTCTTCGTAGAACCGGGCATGGTTCATGCCGAGGGTTCGGCAGGCAGTGAGTATGTTGATTCTCATATAGCCTTCGCCGAACCGCTCAAAGAAATCATAATTTCCATAAAGTAGGATAAAGAGAACTTTATAATGCCTTAACTTGATGGTGCCGAGTCTAGGCCGCTTTCTTGCGGAAGTGACAGCGTGCATATTTCAGAGCCTCTCTGCGTCGCTTCTCTGTGAGCCCTTGGAGCCGGGAGACCCAGCGGATGAATACATCCTCGGAGTCGAACCGATTGAGGGCAGAGAGCATGTCCTTGTAGAACATACCGGGACGAACGGAGGAAATCAAGGGTTTGCGCAGAGTACTCGATGGTTTGTGGGCGGCTTTATGGGCCTGGATAGCCTTGTAAAGGACGCCATGAGCTTTGTAAGTCTTAGCCTTGACACCCCATTGGTAGGAGTGGTCGATGCACTCTATCACCTTGAGAGCCTTCAATTCTTTGAGCATACGGCTGACAGACATAGGGCTAACGCCAAGCTGGACAGCAATTTTCTCGAGAGGCAGATTGAAGGACTGCAGAAGGCCCCAGCAAGCAGTCAGGATTTGGAGAAGCTGGACACGCTCTTCTGTCTTAGCCCAGAGACGCAGTTCAGGGGCTAGCTGGTCTAGGGAGGACTGGTAGTAAGTCACTGTCTTGCTTACTGTGTTAAGGATAGTCCTACCCTCCTCCTGCCCTTGGCCGGGCCCTCCTTTGACGGACACGGTCGGCGGGGCGGAGGCCAGCCAGTCAGAGAGTTCATTGACCAGTCTTTCGTTGACGTAGACTCTGGTTGCTCCGGCTCTGTCGAAGAAGTGCAGTGTCTCCGGAAGCAGTTCTTTCAGGAAGGCTTCGATGTTGTCTGACTCGATGTGTTTGTCCAGTACGACGAATGCTTTGATGTTGCCCGACACTGAGGTCGTCACTAGGGCGTATGGCAGCGAGAATTCCAAAGCGTTCTGCAGTCTTTGCGCTGTCCATCCGGCCGGGTAGTCCTTGGCGTCGAAGTCCAGGCAAAGCATGTTCTGCAGTCCGAGGATTGGCAGTCTATTCTTTTGTAGTCTTGCGGTGTTGTTCAGCTGGTCGTTGTAGAATCGTGTGCGGAACCATTGAGTCTGGTTGCCGAGGTCGCGTGGCAGTTTGTACTTGAGTGTCGGTCCGTTAGGTACCTTTAATTCCTTGAACATTCTTCTATTCCTCCGTTGACAGAAGTCCCCGCTCTTGGTATAACTAAAACGGTGGTCGCTGTCAAGTGGCTACCACATTCCTCCCCCCCCCTGGGCTCAGCTATCCCCCTAGCTGGGCTCTTTCGTTTCGCTAGCACTCACTCGGGAGTCTCGGCTTGCAGCCTCGCCTCGTCTCAGCCTGACACGGTCTGCTTCTTCCTTGGACTCGGCCTCTCTTGGATTATGCCTGACCGGCGGTGCCGGACGTAGTACTCGCTCTTGGACTCGCCAAGGAAGATATGCCAGTGGAACAGAGGGACCCGGCTGACTTTGTAGATAGCCTTGTTGATTTTCGGGCTGCCCTCGTTGTCGAATCTGCCGTCCATTTCCTGCAATACATAGACTTCTCGGTCGGTTAACTCTGCCAGCCGGACTAGCAGAGCCTCGTCCCGGGTGATATCCAGGTCGCCGTGCCAGACCTTGCCGGCCCCCTCCACGATGACATTGGCGTTGAATAGCACAAGATTCTTAGGAAAGTTCTTCCGGTAGGTCGACTTGGACCCGGCAATCATACGGCCGTGGTGCCCGAGAATCAGCCGGACAGTGTCTTTGACGGCCTCGAGGCTGCCGGGCTCGGTGGTGTCGGTCATGGTCTTCTCCTTTGTAGTACACACATCGTACAACGAGTTTAGCACTTCCAGGGGGTTGCGGTCAAGGCCTTTTGGGGTACCTAACCCCCAGTGTGGACAGGCAATTTCCCCCTGCCCCACCACCCTTGCCCCACTTGCCCCCTTCCTCGAAGCCGGTCTCGGCCGAGAATCGCTCGGTCGGCGCAACCGGGGCGACGAGGTCGGGCTGGCCAGTCCCCTCGCCCCGCTGGCCGGGTTGGGCTGGCCGAGCCGGGCTGGCCGGGTCGGGCTGAGGCCTGCCGGGCAGCGAGAGCCGGACAAGCCCTCGGAATCACAGTCCCAAAAAAAACTTGCTTGACAGCCTCAAGTTTTTCCGAGAGAGGCCGATACGTCTTGTGAGGGTCGGGAACGCCACTGACTCACCGGGGGATGCAGGCCGGGATATAAAATGCACCAGAGTCAGGATGAAACCGCTCGAACGTGTCGCGGGATGTGTGTCCCGCCTGATGAGCTCAAAAGAGCGAAACACAAAATAGGAGGAAACATGTCACTCTACACTATCTCTCTCAACGGTGAATTTCTAATGCTCTGCCGCGCCTGTCATGTTGACTCCGTCATTGATGACCTAGAGCTGCAGGGATTCGATATCTCTGATGTTACCTGGGATGAGCGCAGCAAGACCGTCGAGCTCTTGACCACAGACAGTGAGGGCTAACACCATGGACTTCATCTTGCTTCTTGTTTCTATTGCGCTGATTTTCGCAGGCCTCGGCCTGCACCTGAACCACGGAAGAGGGGACAACCAATGAAACTCGCTCAAATGTTTGCGGAGCGCTTCCGCGACCTAGACGTCAACTCTCGCGGCAAAATCTTCGGACACCTTCTTGCCCGCGAGATGCAATCGGCCGAGTCATTCGCGGCGCGGACGGACACTGACGGCGACTCGCTCGTGTACACGTTCACCGACCGGAGCCGCCTCAAACTCAAGAACCCGAAACAGGCTACCGACAAGGCAACTGTTCATCAACTCGGGAGTGTTTAACATGTACATCGAAAAGACTCGCGAGCGCCTAGCCGCGCTCGGTATCGACTACGACTCGCTTCCTGAGAACATTGCACTCAGCGACGGCAACTCGAAGCTCAAGAAATCAGGCATTGTTAGCTTCAACCTAATCCCAATCGTGCACTGTCCGCTCGCCGGCGCGTGCAAGTCCTTCTGCTACGCAACCGTCGGACAGCAAGCGTTCGCGTCGGGCGTGAAACGCCGCGCCGCTGCGTTCAAAGCAACGCTCAACCCCGCGTTCGTGCAAAACATGCACGCCGAGATTCAACGGTGGAAGAAAAAAATCAAAGCTATTCGAGTGCATGACTCGGGCGACTTCTATTCAATGGACTACTTGCGCAGCTGGCTCGAGATAGCACGGCTCAATCCGGACGTGCGCTTCTATGCCTATACAAAGTCTCTGCCGTTCGTGCACAAGGCCTTTGAACTCGGGCTCGTTCCGAGCAACTTCCGGCTCATTCAGTCCGTCGGTGGACTCGCGGACTCGCGTATCCGGCAAGACTTGCCGCACGCGCGTATCTTCGGGACACTCGAGGAGCTGCAGGCGGCGGGATACGCCGACGCAAGCGAGACCGATGATGCCTCGGCCTTCGGCGACAGTCCATTCATCGGCCTTGTTGTGCACGGTGCACGGAAAGGCAAATTCAACGGGACACAGTCCGCTCCGGTGTCTGACAAAAATAACATTAAAGTTTCGGCGTGACCTGCCGATAAGATTTATGAACAGCAAAGGAGAACAAAATGACTCAAGCAAAGGAACTCGCAAAATTAATCTCTCCGCTCGTTGCAGTGCAAGGCGGAATCGTGTACCTGCTCTGCGAGGACGGCTCGCAGGTAAGTATCAAGATTCACGAAGCAACTGCCGACACGCAGTGGACTGAGTCGGCGCAGATTGAGACCTATTGCCCAACCGAAGGAGAATGAACATGACAATAGCACGATACAGAAAACTCGAGAATCATCCCGCGTGGCTCTACACGGTGGAGCTGCTCGTTCAAACGAGGGGCAAATTAATCTCGATTGGCGGCTTTAACTGCCGCACCGAGGAAGAGTTCACGCAGGCCGTTGAATGGTGCGACTACGTGCTCCGAGGCGAGTGAGCCGAGGAGCCTCAACAACAAGAGGAGAATGCAGAATGATTGACCAAGATGAAATCGTAGCCTTTATGCAGAAACTCCGCAAAGCCGGCTGCGCCGTGGTAGTCTTTCTTCCCGACGAGTGCGGCGAGGTCGACCCCGAGCGTCTCGAGGAGTGCATGATAGAAACAGGAAACGACATGGTAGGAGACGCAGACAATGAGTGAGACAAACACAGAAAAGCCTCGGGAAGCGACGCCCGAGGAGATTAAAAAACAAAATGAAAAATTCCGAGCCGAGCGTCTCAAACGGCAGCAAGCGAGATGGGACTGGGAGGACAGGTCAGGCGCGACCGAGGAAGCTATCGAACGGTGGCGCGAAAGCAAGTACCAAGACTGAGCCCGAGCAAAGGAGACCTAACATGACTGCAATTCTATCAGTGGTAGCCCGCGAGGGTTACACGCTCACGTCTGCAGATAAACGATGGGAAACTTTCCATGAAGCCGAGCCCCGTGTCCTGTACCATTCTCGACGTGGACTAACAACGGACAAGGACAAGGCGACACAATTCAAGACACTCAAACACGCGCTAAGAGTCGCTCGTAAGAAGTACTCCCCGCGCCTTGCGCCCTACTTTTCAGCCGAGCCCTACTATCTCAGCCGTGACCTGCAATCTTGGACAGTGACAACTATTTCAGACTAAGGAGACCTAACATGTTTATTCCAGCAAAGCACACAACTACTGCAGCGCCTAATCTGTCCCCAAAGTATA